CAAATTCTGAAGTTTTATTATCTGCATCGTTATTTCTATTCCACTTAAAAACACGCCCCTGCCAAACCTGATGTGTAGGTCTTGCAGTTGCGTGCCAGCTTACTTCTACATAATCTGTATGTAGTTTTTCCATATTCTGTTCTGTTACTTTTGCTGTTACCTGTGTTATTGCCGTTCTTATTGCCCTCATAGCAGCTACTTCTATTCTGCTGGTCCTTCCACTTGCATAATCAATTGTACGCAGCCCCGAATTAGTCATCTCATTTATAGTCCGCTTTATAACCTGATTATAACTAAATGCTCCGCTTGTTATTTCAAATACAGCCCTGCTTAGGGTATCTTTATAATACTTTGTCAGAGGGACCCACGTCTTTGTCCCCTGCCTCTGTCTTACAAAACCCATTGTATTAGTTATATTCTTATATGTACCCTTTGTCTGTTCCTTTACAGCGCCTATATACTGCTGTAAAGGTTTATTATCCCTATATGCAATAAAGTCCGCTCCTACTGCCATATACAAAGCGTTATCCCTATTATAACCTGTCTCAAAGACATCTCCGAATATATTCTCTATCTCTGAATATGTAAGCTTTAATGTTTTGGCAACATAGTTCTTAATAACCTTTTTACTCTCGCCCATTCTTATAAGCTGGGATATATCCCATTCACCAGTACCCGTTATCTCATTGTTCTTTTTTATCCTGCCAACTAAATCTTCTATTATCTTAAGCTCCAGGTCCGAAAATGCACTTTGTATTGCCTTGGGCATTTCTTCGAGTTCTTCTGATGTAAGCGCCATATGTTATCACTCCAATACTTTCTCCTGATCTGGCAGGTTCTGTCTTGCTTTTTCTATTGTTTCTCCGTAATATTTCGCTCTATATTCCTCAAGGCTCATTACTCCCATAGCTACATCGTTTCTATCTTCTTTTCTTATTGCCTCTTTATCTTCAATAATGGAATCATCAAAATCTATCTGTATCTCTGATTCATCATCTACTGCCGCTCCAATAGTCTTTCCTAAAGTGCATATTATTGTTATAAGCTCCTTTAACACAGTATCTAATACAATCTCGTGCTTCTTAATAGTTCTATACATATCACTATTCTCACTTATAACCTGTGTGGCCGTAGTTATATTTCCATTTTCAAATTTATAATGCTCCGTTCCGAAGCCACATTTAAGCGACAATATGTTTAAGAAATCATTTATGCCTTTATTATGTTCCTCTGCCCTAAGTGCCATATTGCTTTCTATTATTGGCTGGGTAGCGTGCTCCATTTTCTCTCCTGCAAGCTTATAAAATATTACGTCATCAGGGTCAAATTGCTTATGCCCCTCTAAATCTTCCTGCATAACATCTTCGCTGGTATATATTCGCTTCTTTCCAAGCGTAAATTCATTTACATAACTGTCAAATGCTATATCACATCCTCTAATCTGGTCTATTCCATTTGCATATATTGCTATTCCCATAGGGTTATCATCATCATAATTGTTAGATATATTAAGCTTGTCTATTACAAACTGTCTCTTTGCCATACCAGTCTTAATAACCGGTATCAATGTTGCAAATGGGCGCATATCCTTCCAGCGTGAACATTCTATCTCTGTTCCTGCTCCTTTGGTTGTTTCCACAAGATGGTTATGTATTACATATTCACCATTTTCAATTATGTGTATCTGTATTACAGCGTAATTTCTGTTCTTATATGTCTTAGGAAATACAAATGCACACTCTGTCACATAATCATTTTCCCAAGATAATGGATAGATGTTTTCTGCTGTTATATAGTCAATTTTAATATTACCAGTGCCCTTTTCTATCTCACCTGTCTCCTCGTTGGCAATGGCATCCTGTATATATGGAACATATGCAACTGTTCCATATGCCGCTTTTTTCTCCTGGTAATTATTACCCATCTGCTGCCAGTTATTACTGCTAAGAACTTTTTTAACAAATTCATCTGTTGCCTCATCTGCTATTGTTATATTAACGTGCTCATTGAGCAGCATATCTGCAATATCCTCCGCAACCTTCTTTGCCATTCCCATAGCATTTCTTTTACATTTTATATAGCTGTTACCGGAATACACTCTGTATGTGTGGAACCTTGCCACTTTAGACCTGTACCAGCTCTTCCACACATCTATAAGAGAGTAAAATCCTTTATCTACTGTGTCATATCCTAATTCAGCTAAAAACTTTGTTATATCCATTATTTAATCCTCCTGTTCTGCCTTAGGAAGAAAGTATCTTACATACTTCCACATTCCCATAACTGCATATCTCATTGCATCCATACAGTGGTCATTTGTTTTTACTGGTACTTCTTTACCCGCCTCTATGGACTTTTTATCATATTCATATATTCCTGCCTCGTGTATTAAATTTTCCTGTTCCGGACTTACTTCTAATATTCCATAGCTCATAAGCTTTTGTGTTCTTGCTATTCCAAGCTGTACATCATTCTGGGCATCAACTATTTTTATAACCGGACATTTTCTTCTTATTTCCTCTGCCAGACCTTTTGCAGAAGGATCTATAAATACATAAGCAGTCCTTATTCCATACATCTCCTGTAAATTTTCAAAAAAATCTTTAAAATCTTCTGCATATTCCGATGGGCTTTTCTGTTTACCTGTATCACGGCCAGAATAATAATATTCTTTAAGCCCTCTGAATTTCTTTTTGCTCTTATCCAGTCCAAATGCCTGGTATGTTGTAGCATTCATCTGTCCATAATCAATTCCTATTGCTATTGGATATGCAGCTCTTTGCGGCTGTACTATCATATCCTGCTTGAACATATAGTAGATAATTTCCTCTATTCCTACACATTGCCCAAGCCATATCCAGTTGTATTGCTTTTCATCTACCGCTTTCAATGCCTCTGCTGTTTCAATCAGATCTTTTCCTATCCATTCCTCTGGTACATCCCTGTAGTCTGTATGGATATGTATACAGTCTGGACGTTTTTCCATCTTTTTTACCCATTCATTTATAGGTGCATTGGGATTTTTCGGTGGATTATACAGATATATCATTTGAAATCCACCATTATTCCCTCTTGCGAATGTAGCTTCTATGTTTAGTATTTCATCTTCTCCCTCTCCATCATCAAAAAACTCCGTAGCTTCATCTATGATTACAAGTTTTATTGGTCTCTCTTCATCGATGATACCTTTTGTGTCATCTATACCATCCGAGCCTGCAAAATACATTGTATTGCCATTTTTAAGATAGGTTATTTCCATTGGAGATTTAGTTATCCTGAATTTTTTCTTTGGAATTTGTAATCTGCTTATACCTCTAAGCATCTCCTTATAGACAGTTTTTCTAAGCTTGTTGTGATGTTTTCTTAGGACAACAACAGAACTCTTTTCTCCAGCTACAAGCTCATAATCTCCTCTTATTGCTGCATAACTGGATTTAGTCCCTGCTCGTCCAGAAGTAAGTATTATGTGCTTATACTGCCTATTGTTAAATAATGACCTGTACTTCGGTATTATCAGGTCACTTATTCTAATCTCAGACATCGTTAATAATCACCACGCTTTCATCTTCTCCCTCATTATCCGGCTGCTGAATTTTATCTTTTTGTGCCCTAAGCAGGTCTATCTTTGCTCTTTGTTCAAGTGTAGCCATATCCATATGTGTGCTAAGCCACTCAAGAGCCTTTAACTGGTCCTGCATTTTAACCTTTATTCCTGATTTTCCATCAGAAACTTCTGCTAATATGCTTGTATCAATTTCTTCTGACTCCTTTAAATCTATATAGTTATATTCAATTATCTTTTGCTTTCCTGTGTTGGAGTCTATAACAGGAACATACTCTCCATTTTCTTCACGCCACTGCGGCATTTGTTTTCTTCCAAATCTCACATAATCGCCTACATCTGAAAATGCTATATCCATATATTTTTGGAATATATCTTCCTGTGTTAGATAATCTTTTGTAAACCTCTCCTGCTTCATAGTTCTTATCAGGTCTTTTATCTTAGGATTTTTAAGGAGACGGCACCCCTCGACTGCTGCCGTATTATAACTACAGCCATAGGCTTTCTGATAAGCTTTGGTTGCATTAAAACACTTTATAAAATACAAACAGAAAAGCTGCTGTTTATCAGTTAAATCCATATTTTCCAATACGTCTTCAACCTCTGTCACAGCAGCTTCTTTTCTTACAACACTATAATCTCTTTTTTGTGTGCATACTTTTTTATCATTTGTGTGCACACTTTTTTGCCATCCATATCTTGTTTTCCAGCTCTTAACAGTATTAATACTTACATTGTATTTTTCAGCAATCTCTTTATATTTCATACCAGCTATATAGTCATGCTCAGCCAATTCATAATTCGTCACGCTCATCACCTCTCTCCCCATTTTATTATTATCAAAAAACAGCTATACACAAACGTATAGCTGCCATCCAAATTTCTGTCATTTTAAATATTATCATCTTTTTAGCGAAAAAAACGAACAAATTATTTATTATATCCCTTTAAAAATCTATCACACGTTACACGGCAATAATCAGCTGTATATGTCTTTCCCATCTTTTTAGCAACTTCACTCCACTTCATAGCTTCCATAT